AAAAAGATTATTTTTTGACATTACATTTGTACTATCAAAAATAGTAAATGGATTAGAAACTCTTAATCTTCCAAATGCATCATAAGCATTTGATCCATTTCCACCACCAATAACTGTTGGTTCAACATTTACATTATTACAAGACATTAATTTGACCTCATATTAAACCAAGTAAATCGTTCTACTTCTTGTTTTAGCTCTTCTTGAAAAGCAAAGTTTAATTGGTTTTTTAATGTTTCTAAAGATGCTGTTAATTGTCTTTGACTATTAGCATCATATTGTTCTTTAGGTTCTGGAATATATACGGTAATCTTTGCCATTATCTTCTACCATCGGGTTGAAAGTCAAATCTAAATAAACCTAATCTCCAGTTTTCATCTGTTGAATCATTTTCTATTTTTAAAGCAGCTAATCTTGCTCTCGCTCTAGTATCTACTTTTTGAGTAGAGCTTGTTATTGTAAACGGCCCTAAAGGTGAACTTGATTGTGTATCAGAAGGATAATCCCTTAATTGCATTGTTACTTTAGCGTTACCTTGTAATACTTTGAAGTCTGGAACAAACCTTCTTATTTTAATAAAAAATTCTCCTTCTCCACCTGTGTCTAAATCAAAATCTCCAGATTCAATAAATGCTGCTATTGCTGTTTTATTACCATTTGCATCTACTTCATTAACTCCTGTTTCATGTTCATAGTAAATAGATTTACCTTGAGAAGAACTTATTCCATTTACTGTAGGGAAATTAGGAGAACTATTAGTTACGAATTTAGTAGCATAAGGTTTTTCAAATATAACTTGATCCGCGTAAGAAGTTCTTGCTAATGTTCCTGTGACCCAAGTACCTTCTAAATAATTATAAGTAACCATTCTGTTAACAAAACTATTTGATGCATCTGGATAAAACCATATTATTTCATTATATAAACTATTATGTGAAGCAAATACTTGTTGACCTCCATTAAAATTTAAACCTGGATTAGTTCCCGTTGTTTTAAATACAAAATCTTCTACAGGACATTGCATTCTTTTAACAGAACCATCATAAATAAAAAATCCTCCTTCATCAGACATCCAATAAACACTTGTATCTACAAACACCATAGAATTTTGACCAATAACACCACAGTTAGATCCTACTTGTCTAATTGAAAATGTAAAAGGCGGACCAACAAACTGCATAATGTAAGCAGAAGTATCAGTGCCTACAAAAGTATAATCCTTACCTTGTACTGCACCTCTTATTTCGGTTCCTGAATCAAGTTGAAAAGTCCCTGCTGTATTAACTGAAGTAGGAACATAATCTGTTCTGTCTTCTTGGTTAGAAAATCTAATAAACATTTTGTCTTGTGTAGTAGGAGAACCGATTGTTGTCTCAGTGCCTAAATGAAATAAATGTCTATCTCTGTCAGACACAATAGTCCTTACAGATTTAGTAGGATTATTTGGAATACTTGTCGCTCTTGTAGATAAAGCAGCACCAGATAAAGCAATTGGAGACCACTCAAAAGATCTACCATTATGAACTGTTGCAATCAATATCTGACCGTAGTTATCTAAAGACCACATACCAGGATCTAAAAAAGTATTAGTTGTAGTTCTAGCAGTTCCCCATGTTGAAGATCCCCACAGACCTGCTCCCCAGCCATATCCGCCTGTTTGAACTAAAGGGCCAACTTGAATGTAGGGTAGTGGATCTAAAGTGCCGTCATTCGTGGCTCCTGTCCCTGTTTCAGCTGTTGGCATTTGAATTGTAAATGTTGTAGTTGTTGGTGTTGTTTTTACTTCAAATAACACATCATCAAAATCAGTTGCTGTATAATCTGTATCAGGTGAAGTAAACGAACCTGCATTTTCAAAAGTAAGTATATCTCCAATTTCTAAATTATGAGCTCCAGTTGTTGTAATAGTAACTGTTGTAGATCCATTTGTAGTTGTAATATCTGAACCTGTTTGTTGTCGGTCAGGGTCTATTGGTGTAATATCATAAAAATTTCCAGAATAATAAACATACAAACATCTATTTGTGCCAATAGCCGCATATTTTCTACCATCTAAATCAGCCCAAGTAAGCTGAGCTCTAGCAGCTCCAATTAATTCTGAGGAAGTTTCCTGTACCCAACCACCTATTTTTTCAGGTTGACCATATCTAAAACGTACATTATCTCCATCTACCCAATTGTTTTCATTTTGAGTATCAGTTAATTGTTTATTGAATCCAGGTCTAAAAGGTATTTTTGTTAAAGCCATAGCCCTATTTTACTACAAAATTTTATAGTAGTATAGATAACACTTAATATTACTGTTGTGCTTATTTTTGTATAAAATTAAAGCTAATAGATATTCTAATACTATCTGATTTATTAGGTTCTACATAATGCTCTAACCAAGCAGGAAACATGATGCATCTTCCAGCAACTGGAGCATAACTAACTTCTTTCCACTGATAGGGTTTTAAGTTTTTATTATACCTGGGTAATGTCATTAAAGACACGGCTCGAGGATCTTTAATATTTAAATTTCCACAATTATTTGGAGTTTCAACATAATATACACCAGACCATAAACAATTAGAGTGTACGTGAGGTTGGTTAAAACTGCCTTTAGGATTAATATTAGCCCACATAGTTCCTAAAAAAGGCTCTGAAGCTAGACCCTCTTCTTGATATATTTCATTTTGCATTTGATATAAAATATTAACAAGCCTTTGATATTCAGGCATTTTAAAAATATCATTTTGAGAGTGCCAACCATTTATATTAGATTTTTTTATACCTGTAGTAGTTTTAGATAAATGTATTATATTATTTTTTAAATATTGATTAAGTTCAGGAGTACCAATATCTTTTACATAAATTTGTGTTGGAAAAAATAAATCTTTATACATTATCTAAACGAAGGCCCTCCAAACCAAACAACTAATGATTTCCTGTTTCCTTTGGTAACAGGTGTTACTCGATGTCTTAAAAAAGAAGAAAAAAAAATTGCATGTCCTTGTTTTAATTGAATATTAGTTTTTTCATTTATTAATTGAAGATCACCACCTTCAAATTCAGATTCATGAGATAATAAACAAGTCATAGATATTTTTCTAACAGGAGGTTCTTCTTTACCTGAAAAAGAAGAATCCATATGCCAGTCATAAAAAGATCCTTCTGAATATTCTGTATATTGAGCTGTTTCATTTAAACATATACCATCATAACCAAAATGATTATTATTTACTCTATGTATAAAATCATTTAATTTTTCATACATTGGAGGCAAAGCATCAAAAGGAATCCAGGAAATATGTGAAGTTCGTACCTTTTTATTCACTGTTCCATCATCTTGTATTAATTTTCCAATCTCTTTATTTTGTGAACGACCCATATTAATAATATCCCGACATTGTTCAGAAGTAAAAATAGGATCTTTACTTGTAGCTATTAAAGATTTCCATTTAGGTTCTAATATCATATTTTTTAATAATTGTTTCTGGTATTTTTTCTATATAACTGTTGTATTCTTTTTTAATTTCATTTTTAACAGCGTGCATATTATTTCCTATCACCGTATCATCGTAGGTAATACCATTAATATTTATTTTTTTTAAATTTTTGTAATTATGTTCGTACCAATTAATTCCAATAAATTTATATAAATTTATTAAAGACTGTTCTGTATTATCTACTAAATCATTATATCCAATATAGTAACATATATCTTTATAGTTATATGAATTTTGAATAGCTATATGTTGTCTATGAATTGCTCCATTAGGCTTCATTAAATATTCAATTTTTTCTTCTATAGTATTTCCATATTTATTAACAAAAGCTGTAGGTTCGTTCGTGAACCATTTAATATAACTTGCTAACACTTCTTTTAAATCCCTTAATAAAATAATACATTTAAATTCTGCACCAAAACATTCCTGTATCATTTTTATATTACCAGGTGTTGTAACTGGGCCTCTATCAATAATAATTTGTTGTGGCCAATCGCTATAGTATAAATCAAATATAGAGTGTAAAACATTATCAAAAGATTTATGATCAGGAAAATTTTTAAACAACTCATCTTCTTTTAAAGAATATAATCTCGACATCATTTCTAATGTAATAGAATTACCTGTGCAACCAATAATAGGATTTTGATTAAGTAAAGATGTAAGTAATGTATTACCTGATCTTGGATAACCTATAAGAAAGAAAAGTTTTTTATTCTTTTGGTTCTTGTCCAATAAACTCTGGTTTTTTAGATTCATCTTTTAGTAAAGCTCTTTCTTTTTTTTCTCTTTCAATACTATAAAGTTGTCCACGTGCATTAAATACTTCAGCTTGAGAAGTGCCTGGTGTAATACTTTCTACTCTATTTTTCATAACTTGATGATAACTTTCTAATTGATGAGTATTAACATCTTTGTTATCAAAAGTACCATCATCAAATTCTTTTTTAAGATTAGACCATAGTTTAATTTCTCTCATTCTATCTTTTGCTGTTAGTTGCATAGTAGCAATAGAAAAAACTTTTTCATCTATATCTATTTCAATTAATTGTTTTTTTAATGGATCTTCTTCTTTTTCTAAATCTTGTTTAAGTTGTTGTAATTTTATTTCAGCACGTCTAGCATCAAAAGATAAAATCATTAAATTTTCTAAATAAACATTTTGTTCTCTAACACATTGCCAATATTTTGAAGCTTTAGTTGGATGTTTAAAATCATTTAATACAGAAAATCTCATTTCTGTTTCAGTTCTAAAAATTTGTTTTTTAGTCCAAGTGTCTTTTAGTTCTAGTGTTAAATTTTTAAAAGACTGAACATCTTCTGGATCAAGTATATTATTTAAATTAGGTGTTTCCTTTTCAATTAAAGGAAGTACATTTCTTTTTTCTGTTGACATTTTATTTACTTATAGAGTAAATAAAAATTAAGTAAAGGCAATAACTACAACACCTGTGCTTAGTTTACCTTTTAACTGTTGTGAGGTTGTATTATACCACATTTGTCCATTTTCTGGATTACTAGGATCCGAAGAAACTATCGGTATTTTTACACCTGCTATTTGTATATAAGTTGCCATAATTTTTAACTCGTTGATATTGTTTGTGTTGCTACGGCTGGTCCTGTATAATTTTCAGTTCCAGTAGGAGCAGGTTCAAGTCTAATAAGACCAAAATAATTTAAAGCTGCAGAGGCACTTCCAGCTCCATTTGCAACACTATCCCTTTTATAAGATATAGGAGCGGTTGCTGTC